CATACCCATAACCCGCCTGTCGCCCTCGAGCGCGCAGGGCGGCGGGGCGGGCGTATGCCAGCACGTCGACCTAGGGGCGGGCGGCGGCGGGCATACCGATTGCGGCGGCGGTTTCCCAATGGATCGCGTGCTAGATATGGCCCGGGGCGGCGCCCCCGCCCCGACGCCGCCACCTGGCCCGAGCGGCGGGGGCGCCCCCCCCTGGCCCGGGGTGTACCTGCGCGACTACACCGAGGGCGGCGGCACCGCCCAATGGCAAGGTCAAATGGCGGCGCGGGGTTGGTCCCTAGCGGTCGACGATTGCTACGGGCCACGTAGCGCCGAGGTCTGCCTAGCGTTTCAGCGCGAGAAGGGGTTAGGCGCCGACTCGGTGGTAGGTCCCGAAACGTGGCAGGCGGCGTGGACCGCCCCTATCACGTGACAACCGCCCGCCGCGCGTTCGCCCTAATCCTGCTCGGGGTGGCGGTGCTCACCCTGGCCCTAATCGTGCTCATCCGCGACCGCTCGATAGACACCGAGCTACTCGGCACCGTGGCCCTGCTCGGGGGGTTGGCGATCGTGGTCGTGTCCCTGCCGAGCGCCGGTAACGGGGGGTCTGCCCCCTAGAAACCTAACCTCATTGGGGTTGTGGTCGAGGGCACAACCTGCCCGGGGTTGTGCTCTCGAGGGTTGGCACACGGTTTGCCACGCCCCCCGCCGCCACGCTCCGCAGGGCACCGCCTCTACGTCGACGGGCGGGACATAACCCCTGGTAGCGGCGTTTTTTCTCACATTGCCAAGGTTGGGGTCGCGGGTTCGAATCCCGTCGTCCGCTCGGATTTTTGACTCGGGTTGGCACACGGTTAGCCAGAAAGTACTAGCCTGTACTACGTCGGCCAACCACGACAGGAGAAAACCGAGATGGCCCATTGGGACACCGCTAAGGGCGCGTGGCGCATCCAGGCGGACGCCACCCGCCCCGAGGACGACAAGCGGCGCCGAGTCGTTCGCCTAGTCAAGCAACCGAACACCGACGCGGGGCGCCGTGCCGCCGAGGCGGAAGAAACCCGCCTACGTGACCGCGTCGCCGACGACCTCGAGGGACCCCGAGCCGACCTCTTTAGCGCCGTGGCCCGGGCGTGGCACCGTCGGGCGCGTGGCCCCCGGGGGGCGTGGTCGCCGAATACCCGCCGCGTGGTCGGCGACGCCCTCGAGGGGGTGATACTGCCCGACCTCGGCGAGTACCGCGCCGACGAAATCACCCCCGGGCGTATCGAGGATTTCTACGCCCACCTCGAGCGCCGCTACCAACCCTCGACGGTCCAGAGGTATCACCGCATAGTGGCCCGTATCTACGCCGACCTCGAGCGGCGCGGCGAGATACGCGCCGACCGTAACCCCATGCGGCGAGTCGGACCCCCCGGGGGCAAGGCGCCCGAGCGGGACATACCCACCCCCGAGGAACTAGGGCGCATACTGGCCGAGGTCGCCGACCGCTCGCCCGCCGTGGGGGTGTTCCTCGAGGTGGCCGCGGCCACGGGCATACGGCGGGGTTCCATGCTCGCCCTGCGGTGGCGGCATATCGACCTCGAGGCGGGCGTAATCCGGGTGTCTAAGTCGCTCGCTATCGACGAGAACGGCGCCTACGTGGAGAAGGGCACTAAGTCGGGCGCCCGTTTCGCGGTGGCCCTGCGGGGTCGGGCGCTCGAGTCGCTACGCGAGCATCGCCGCCGCGCCGTCGAGTCGGCCCTAGCGGTCGGGGCGACCGCCCGCCTCGACGACCTCTACGTTTTCTCCAGCGACGGGGGCGAGTCGCCATTTTCGGCGGGGCACCCCTCGCACATATTCCGCCACGCCTGCCGCGCCGTCAACCTCGAGGGGTATCACCTACACGACCTGCGCCACCTGGCCGCGTCGTCGATGCTACGGGCAGGCGTGCCCGTCGGTACCGTCGCCGAGCGCCTCGGGTGCACCGAGGCGAACGTACTGCGGACCTACTCCCACTACCTACCGAGCGACGCCGACGAACGCGCCGCCGAGGTTATGGCTCGGGTGCTCGGTTAGCCTGCCCCCTAGGCGCCCCTACGCCCCTGCGACGCCCCCGGGGTAACTCGGGGGCGTCCTCGCGTTCTAGCTCCTGTAGGGCCACCTCGACGGGGTGACGGTGGCGCCTGTCGTCGGCATGGACAAACTCGAGGCGCACGGGCGCCCCGCACCGCCCGCACACCCGCCGATAGGCGCCCGCCACTAGTGGCCCTCGACCACGCCCGTAACCCGCGCCTGCCATACCGTCGACCCGTCGCGCAGGTGCATAACCAACCCGTCACCCTCGATAAGGGCGAGCGCCCGCACCTCGAGCACCGACCCGAGGGCGGGGTACGGTAAGCCAAACTGTCGCACCGCCGTAGCGGCGAGGCGCTCGAGGGGTTCGGCATGGTCGAGGGCGGCGCCATTGGTCGACGGGCGCGGGCGCCTAGCGCGCACCTGTCGCGGTACTGCCCCCGCGCCGCCCTCGAGTTTGTACGACACCGAGTTACGCCCTAGCTTCCGGCGCGTAACCCGGTACCCCGCTAGCTCGAAATCGGCAATCAGAACGAAAACTATTGACGTCGAGGCGCCGAGGGCCACCCCGTCGCCGCTAGTGATTTCCTCGCCCCGCCACAACCGCCGCCCAAGGTCCGCCGAGGCGCTCGGCAGGTTTTGCACGTCGCGATAGCGCTCGACGCGCGCCCGCACCACGTCGGGGTTTTTACCCCGCCGCCCCGCCACTAGTGCGCCTGCCCGTTACTGCCGAGGGCGGCGAGCATCTCCGACTCACTGGCGTACACCGTGGCCCGACGCACGACCTCGACCCGCACCGCCGCCGCCGCGGGTTGCACCCCCTCTAGTCGGTAGTCGGTGCCGTAGCGGTAGCTCGAGCCGATACGCTCGGCGCCACCTCGCCCGCCCCATCGGTCGACCCGCCCCGTTTCGCACCTCTGGCACTCGAGGCGACGGGCCACAACCCCGCCCGCGCCTCGGAAATACCCGACTATGCGCCAAACGTGGCCGAGGTTTCGGCAGAGTAGGTAGTCGTTGTCGTAGTCCTGTAGGGCGGCGGCGACCTGTCGGGCGCTCGCGGGTGGGGTTGGCACCGTTGCTACCTCCTATCTCACGGGCAGGCGCCCGAGGGCGTCCGCCCACCTGGCCCGAATGGGCGCCATTACGTCGGCGCCGAAAGTCGCTAGGCGCCACCCCGCCCCCTCCTGTACTGCCTCGAGGGCGGCGGTTACCTCGGCGGCGGTAATCGTTTCGGGGGACTCGATCGCCCGCAGGGCGAGGGCCATTATGCCTAGGCCAGTTAGGCGAGTCTCGGGGCGATAGTCGCTTAGGGGGGCGACGGTATCGAGAGTGTCGGCGATCAGGGCGCGCCATTCGTCGGGGGTGTACGGCGGCGGGGTCGGCGCCCGTAGCCTCACCTCGACCCCGTTGCCCATAGCGACTATCTGTTGGACCCGGGCGGGCGTTAAATCCGCTATAGCGGCGATCGCCCGACGTGACATACCCGCCGCCGTGCACGCCCTAATAAGGTCGTCGCGGCGGGTCCGCATTACCTGTTGGCCCTCACTACGGCGGCGTACGAGGTCGGCCAGGGCGGCGGCGTCACAACTCGGCATCATCCACGTTCCCCCTATTCCGTTAAATCTATTTAACGCCCCTGTTGGCGCCAAACTGTGAACATAGCACTATCACGGTAAGCGCGAAATATCTAGGGTGTTCTATAGATTTCTACAGGTGGGCGGGTGTAGTACGGGTAGCCCTATGGCGCTCAAACTCACTCCCACCGAGCGAGCGGCGATGGGCGCCCGCCTGCGGGCGGCACGCCATACCCACGACCTCACCATTCGCGACGTCGCCGCCGCGACAGGCAAAAGCGTTACCGCCGCGGCGGCGTGGGAAACCTCTGGCTACCTACCGGGCGCCGACGCCCGCGCCGCCCTCGCCCGCCTTTACAAGCTGCCCGAGGCGGTGCTATTCGCCGAGTACACGGCACGCCTCGACGCCGAGCGCGCCCTACTCACCGCGTCGTGAGCACAACCGACGCCCTCGAGGCGGTGGTACTCGACGCCCTCGAGCGCGCCACCGCCCGCCTGCTCGAGCGCTCCGGACCCCGGGCCTACTCGCCCCTCGAGGTCGCCGAGCGCCTCGGGGTGTCCGACGACACCGTTTACCGCCTCATTCTCGACGGGCACCTACCCACGGTGCCGCACCTGCCGCGCAAGCGGGTACCCGCCGCCGCCCTCGAGGCGTTCATGCGGGGCGAGTCGTGACAGGCGCCGAGGTCGAGCGTTTCGAGCGCACGGGCGTAGCCCTAGTCGACCGCGCCGTTTTGTATTGGGGGCAGGCGAACCTATGCCCCCGGGCCTACCGCCTCGAGCAGAAACCCGAGGGGGCGACCGATTGGCCGAACCTAGTAATAGCGGCGGCGTCGCTCGAGCGCCTCGAGTGCGACCCGATACGGTGCCTGCCCGACACCTACGTAGTGCACGGCACTTTCGGAATCATGTACCCGCTACAGGTGGCCCTAGCGCAACGGTCGGGTATCGACGTGCAACGCGTCGAGGTCGACACCGAGCACGCAACGGTGCTAATCCTGCGCCCGGGCGAGACACGCGAGCAAGGGCAGCTATTTACCGTGACGATGGCCGACGCGCGGCGGGCGGGGTGGGCGGACCGTAACCCCTGCTATAAGACGATGCCGCAAAAGATGTTGCCCGCCCGGGCCACGACCGCCGCGATTGCCGCCGTCGCCCCGGGCGTATTGCGGGGCATCGCCTCGGCGGTGGCGCCCGTAGCCATGCTGGACCCCGACCTTGCCCCGGGGTTCGCGCCCCCCGCGGGGGTGGGTACCGAAGCGCGACCCGCCCCCGTGCTACCCGCCCCCGCGGGCTATATGACCCGCCCCGTACCCGACGCCCTGCGCGCCGAGGTGCTCGAGCGCCTACACGCCCTCGAGGAACGCGACCCGACCGCCGCCGCCGAGCTACGGCGCGAATGGAAGGGGTTAAGCGGTCCGGTTATCCAGATAGACGCCGAGGGCCACCGTCGGGCGTTCCTGCCCGACGTACTGGTACTGCGCTACATGCTCGACGAAATCGAGGGCGAGCTAGCGGGGTCGGGGGTCGTCGAGGTCGACGGGCCAACCCCTGCCGACGTACTCGACGACGCCCCCGAAAGTAGGGGCATGGACCCCGACCCCGCCGCTGCAGAATACGCCGACGACGACCCCGGGCGCCCGTTCTAGCGTGCCCGTCGACCCGTTCGACCCGACGAAACCGTTTAGCACCGAGGAATACCTAGCGCGCAAGCGCGCCCGTGCCGCCGCGGGGGTCGTGCCCGTGCGCGGCGACTACCCCGGGCGCGATTTCGCCCTGTCGGCGGTTACGCCCGGGTGGCCCATCTATTCAACCGAGCGGCGCTACGACGGCACCGAGTACCCGATAGGTGGCGTGGTCGTCGAGGTCTACCCGGGCTACACCGACATAGACACGGGCGAGCTACGCCCCACCCGCTACCGCACCCTCGACCCCCTGCGCCCCTCGCATCCCTGGCAATGGCTCGAGGCGCCCGAGGTCGACGTATCGGCGCTCGAGGGCGTCGGGCGGCAAATGTGCACGACCGCGGCCTATTGGTTACTGCGGCAAGTCAACACAACCCACCTAGTGCTACACCCCGACGACGTAGGGCACATACACGACGCGTGGATACTCGGCGCCGCCGTGGTGACGCTATGACCGACCCCGATACCGGCGCGGGCGTCGCCCTACGCCTCGCGGGCTACGTCGAGGGGCTACGGCGCGACGGCGACCTAGACGGCGTGCCGCGCTATCACCTCGAGGCAATCGACCGCTACCTAGCCCTAATCGACCACTACCTAACCGACAAGGGCGAGCGGTGACCCGCCCGGGTAAGCCGCTCACCCGTGCCCGCTCCGAATGGCTCGAGCGCGACCCTATGGAAATCGGCGGGGTGCTCGAGCGGGTATGGGTCCGCCGTGTCGGCGACGGGGTGCTAACCGCCATCGTCGGGCGCGAACCCAAGGGGTGGCACCTGTCGATTTCGTTTATCGACAACGGGGGGCGCAATAGTCGGTATCCGAGGTGGGACGAAATCGCCGACGCCCGCTATCAACTAGTGCCCGAGGCGGTAACTATGGCAATGATTCTGCCCCCGCCCGCCGACTACGTGGCGCTACACGATACGACGTTTCACCTACACGAAATCGAGGGCGAGTCGTGAGTACGTGCGGGTCCTGCGGCGCCCGAATCGTTTGGGTCAAGATTCGCCCGGGCGGGCGCCTAATGCCCCTCGACCCCGACCCCGTGCCCGACGGGTCGGTAATGGTCGACCTCGCGCAACAGGCGGGGTTAGTGCTACGCGGCGCCATGCTCGCCGAGGTGCGCGAGCAGACACCCGAGGAACCCCTATACCGCTCGCACTTTGCTACCTGCCCGCAGGCGGACGAATGGCGGCGGCGCAAGTGAACGAAACCCAATGGCGGGCGCAGGTAAAAGAACTAGCCAAGTCGGCGGGGTGGGCGTGGTACTACACCCCCTACTCGCTCGGCGCTACGCCCGGGTGGCCCGACCTCGGGCTAGTGAAACCGCCGCGCGTCGTGCTCGCCGAACTAAAAACGCCTCGCGGGCGGATACGGGCGGGGCAAGCGGACACCGCCTATCTGCTCGAGCGGTGCCACGACCTCGAGTATCACCTATGGCGCCCCGACGACCTCGAGGACGTAGCCGAGGTGTTAGGGGTGACGCTACGGCAAGGGCGCCTACTGTGAGCACCCCGCACCCGCTCGAGGGCTACCGCCGCCGTCGGCGCATGGTTCGGGCACGCCACGCCCTCGAGGGCGCCGAGCGCGACTACCGACGGGCGCCGACGCCGCTAAACCGTGCCCGCCTGTCGCGCGCCGCCCAACACCTACGGCGCCTCGAGGTGGCGCCGTGAGGCGGGGCGGGTACCGCGGGCGTTCGAGCGGAGTTAGGTCTAACCCGGGCACCCGCCGCCGCGACAGTAGCTACACCTCGAGCGAGCTATGCGAGCTAGCGGGTATCACCTATCGGCAGGTTGAGTACTGGACCCGTACGGGCATACTCGCCGCCGCCAATCCCGAGGTATCGGGGTCGGGCACACGGCGCTATTACGCCCCTATCGAGCTACGGGTAGCGCGCGTCGTGGCCCTGCTCGCCGCCCTCGGGGTGGCAGGCGACGCCCTGCGGCGAGTCGCCGAGTCGGCACGCAACGCGGGCGGCATAGTGCCGTATGGCCCGTGGTCGGTAACCGTCGAGCTACACCGTGTGCACCTCGAGGCGGTGCTATCGAGTGCAACCGAATGACGACCCCGGGCGCTCGGCGCTACTGCGCGACCTCGAGGCGCTCAACCGCAACCTAGAGGCGCTCGACGCCGCCCCCCTATTCAGTCTCGAGGCGGCGGGCGCCCTCGACCTCGACGACCTGCGCTACGTCGTCAAGGTAACAGGGCGCCACCTGGCCCGGGTGGGTGACGCCCTCGAGGGGTTCTAGTGAACATTGCGGGGGCAATGGCGGCAATCAAACTCGAGGGGTTAGACCGCGCCTCGAAGCATGCGCTACTAGTAATCGCCTGTCGCGCCGACCGCCATACCGGCGCCCTCACTCGTAGCCTGCCCGCCCTCGCCGCCGATATGGGCGCTAGCGAAATCACGGTATGGCGGGCGGTGGCCCGCCTCAAGCGGCGGGGTTATCTACAGGTAGTGCACAGGGCGGGGGATATGTCGACGTACAAACTCGGTACCCCCGTCAATATGACGAGGGGTACCCCCGTCAATGTGAAGGGGGTACCCCTTTCAAATAGGTCAGACACCCTCGTCAATATGACGACCAATAGGAGAAGTACTAGAGAAAAGCAGGAGGGCGGCGCCCGCCCGCGCACCCTACGGGCGGCGGGCGCCTCTGTGGATAAAGACGGCGGCGGGTCTAGCTGGACCCCCAACCCACGACCTCACCCCCCCGGGTGTGTATGCGGCGGGGTCGGGTGGGTCGACAACCCCGACAATCCGAGCGAGGTACAACCATGCGAGCACTAAGCGCCACCGCCGCCGCCAAATGCGAGCAGGCGACTACCGCCCGTTGTCGGTGCCGATGCGGTGGCGCCTATCACGGGGCGGCGCGCTACGCCGAACCCGACGACGCCTACCTACTCGACGCCGACGACCCGCACCTACCGGCCCTCGGACAAGGGCGGCAACTCGCCTTGCGGGACCTAGCGGTATCGAGCGGCACTATCGAGGGCGTGCCCCGTTGTACGCCCCTCTAAGGTTTCGCCGCTATGGGTATGCACGCCGACCCGCTAGCGCCCGACAGGGCGGCACGGGCCACCCCCTCGAGGGCGAATAGCGTTACGCCCGTGGTACCCGTCGACGTCACCCGCACGGCACGGTGGCAGAGGACCCGTCGCCAGTACGCCGCCCGCCTGCCCCTGCCCTGCCCCTACTGCGGGCACCCCGTCGAGACGTGGCAAGCGTGGGACCTCGACCACTACGAACTACCCCGGGCGCACGGCGGCACCTACGACCGCCTACGCCCCGCCCACGCAAGGTGTAACCGCATGGCAGGCGCCGCCATACGCCGAGGCGTGGGCGTCACGGCGCCCCCCTCGAGGGCGTGGTAGGTGGCCCGTACCGTCGGCATGTATGACGAGGCGCTAGGGGTAATGCACCGCCCGGGGTCGGTGCACCTCCGCACCGCCTGCGGCGTGGCCCTAGTGGTAACAACGGTGGGACCCCTCGAGCACCTCGAGGGGCGCGCCACCCGGGCAGGGGTGGCGTGGTCGTGGTGCCCGACCTGTTGGCCCGGGCGTGGGGCGCAGGGGGGCGGGGTGGGGGGTACCCCCCCGGGGTAGAGGGGTGGGGGGCGCCTCGAGGTGGGGGGGTCGGTTTCTTCGGTGGGGGGTCTAGTCTGCTCAGACCTCCCACGGACCCTCTCTCTCCCCCGATCTGCCCGCTAACCTGCCCGATTGGGTCGGGTCGCGCAGGAGTCGCCTTGCCACCGCTCGGAATCCTCGAGAGTTACCCCGCCTCGACACCGGTACCCCCCGACGACGGCACCTACCCGCGCCTTATGACGGGCAAGCACCCTCGAGCGGTGGGCACGTTCGGCCCTGCCGTGGCGGCGTGGGCGCTCGAGCGCCCGGGTATGCACCCTCGAGGGTTGCGGTCGCTTAGGTGGTGGCAAGACTTGGCCCTACGCCGCGCGTTCGAGCACGACGACGACGGCGCCTTGATATGGGACACGGTTCTACTGTCGGCGCCTCGGCAGGTTGGGAAATCGTGGCTCGAGCGGGTGGTATGCGGGTGGCGTATCCACGCCGCCGAGGCGTTCGGCGGACCGCAGGACATTTTGCACGTCGCCCACAAACTGCAGGCGGCACAAGAGGTCTGGCGACCTGCGGCGCGGTGGGCGGCAGGCACCTACGGCAAGGGGGCGGTTAGGTGGGCGAATGGCGAGCAACAAATAGAGGTGCCCGCCGACGGGTCGCGGTGGCTTATACAGGCGGCAACCGACGGGGCGGGCGTCGCCTTTAGTTTGTCTATGGCGTTAGTCGACGAGGCGTGGCAGGTGGCGCGCCACGTCGTCGACGCCGCCATAGTGCCGACGATGGCCGAGGCGGTCGACCCGCAGTTATGGCTAGTGAGCACGGCGGGCACCTCGACTAGCGACCTCATGCTTGCCTACCGGGTGCTCGCCCTGGCCCTCGAGGTGCCCGACCCCGACACGGGGTTACTACTGCTCGAATGGTCGGCGCCGCCCGACCCCGACCTAGACATAGACGACCCCGCCGTATGGCGCATGGCTACCCCGCATTGGTCGGCGCGGCGCGAGCGGGTGGTACGACGCGAACGCGAGCGGGTGCCCGAGGTCGAGTTTCGCCAGCAATGGCTAAACCAATGGGTGCCGACGTTGAGCGAACCCCTATTCGACGTCGACAGGTGGGCGGCGGCGGAATGGGCGGGGGTGCTACCCGCGGGCGAACTATGTTTCGGCGCCGACGTGGCCGCGGACCGCTCGCACGCGGCGATAGTCACCTACTCGAGCGGGGTTGTCGAGGTCGTCGACGTTCGCCCGGGGGCGGGTTGGGTGGCGGGTCGCCTGCTCGAGCTAGTCGAGCGGTGGGCGCCTCGAGCTATCGGGGTCGACGGGTCGGGACCCGCCGCCACTATCGCCGACCAACTAGCGGGCACCGACGCCGCCCCGTTGCTAGTGGCCCTGTCGGCGAAACAGGTTGCCGCCTCGAGCGGGCAGGTATTCGACGCCATACAGGAGGGGCGACTAGCGGCGGTGCCCCACGCCGATTTAACCGCCGCCGTGCTCGGCGCCCGCCGTCGGGCGTACGGGCAATCGTGGTCGTTCGCTCGAGCGGTGGGCGACGTATCGGGCGTGCCCCTGCTCGCGGTCGTTATGGCGGCGTGGGCAGCCGAGCACGCCCCCGATGTAATCGAAAGGTCGCGGATATGGTGAGCAACCCTCTAACGAAACGGGCACGCCTCGAGCGCCTCGAGCGGCGGGTATCGGTGCTACGGGCCACCGAGGGGCGCGACATTTTGCATAACACCCCCGACGGGTGGGAGGTCGACCGCCCCGCTATATGGTGGCTCGGACCCGCCGAGGGGCAACCGCCGTCGTGGGGCAACCCGCCGCCCGGGGCGGAACCCTCCGCGTGGTTTAGTTCCTTGCCCGCGGTGACGCGGTGCACCTCGATAATCGCCGACACGATAGGCGGGTTGCCGTGGCACGTCGTGCGCGATTACGACACCTTGCCGACGCCCGATTGGATAGGCGACCCCCAAGCGTTACGCCTCGACGGGCGGGTAGTCGGCGGCGACGTCGACCTAGCGGTACGCCTCTCTGCGGTTGAGTTTTGGTCTAACTGGATAATCGCCGCCCTATGGCTCGGCGACGGCTACGTATATGCGCCCGTGCGCGACTCGAGCGGGGCGCCGAAACCGCCGCTATGGCAGTTTCACCCCCTCGACGTTGACATACGCGACGGCAAGTACTGGATACAAGAGGTCGAGCTATCGGCGGGGTCGGTGCTGCACCTGCGCGGCTATGGCCCGTATCGGGGCGGGCACGGCACGGGCGTAATAACCCGCCATTGCGAGGACTTAGGGCTAGCCCTAATGACCCGCAACTACACGGCGGGCATGTACGCGAGCGGCATACCCGCGGGGTATCTCAAGTCGTCGCAACCTCACCTCGAGGAACCCGAGGCGCTCGAGCTAAAAAACAAATGGCTCGAGCAGCACGGGGGCAGCAAGCGCAGTATCGCGGTGCTCAACGCCACAACCGATTTCAACCCGATACAACTATCGCCTATCGACGCCTCGCTAGATACGGCGCGGCAATGGTCCCTGCGGGACGTGGCCCTAGCGTTCGGGGTGCCGCCGTACATGCTCGGGGTACCGGGCGACTCGAGCACTTACGCCAACGTTGAATCGCGGATGATTGAGTTACGGGGGTTCACCCTCTTACCGTGGGTGCGGCGTATCGAGTCGACGTTAGATGCACAGTTTCCGCGGGGCACGACGTTAAAAATCAAGACGGCGGGACTCGAGCGGGCAGACACGAAAACGCGCTATGAGGCGTACGCCTCGGGCATCGCCGCGGGGTGGTTGCAACCCGAGGACGTGCGGACCCTCGAGGACTTGCCGCCCCTCGAGGGCGAGGCGCCCGACCCGATGCCACCTACCACGCCCTCGACCCCGACGACCCCGCCACCGATACCGCAGGAGGTGCCCGCATGAGTTACACCCTCGATATGGAGATACGCGACGTCGCCGAGTCGTCGCGCGAAATCGTGGGGCGGGTCGCCCCCTACGACGAAACCTCATACCTCACGGGCGACCCCCGGGGCGAGCGCCTCAAGCGGGGTTGTTTCGCCCGCTCGATACGCGAGCGGGGCGACCGCGTGCCGCTCATAATCGGGCACAACCACGGGCGCGCCGCGGTGGGTCTGTCGAGGTCCTGGCTCGAGGGCGCCGACGGGCTAGTAGGTACGTTTCAGGTACGGGGCGACCCCGAGGGCGACAAGGTGCTAGGCGACGTGCGCGACGGTTACCTACCCGCCCTGTCGGTCGGGTTCGAGCCGATACCGTCGCGGATGAGGCGGGGCGCGGACGGGGCGCTAGAGATAACCGAGGCGATATTGCGCGAGGTGTCCCTAGTGGTCGTCGGCGCCTACGACGGCGCCCGGGTGCTCGCGGTCCGCTCGGCCCAATCCCTCGACGACCTGTTAGCGCCGTTCCGTAACCCGCCCGCCGTCGACCTCTCGCCCTACCCGACCCCGTGGCGCGTATAGTGCCGCGCGTAGTCACATAACGCCGCCGCCACGCCCCGCCGCTCGGCGCCGCTAGGGCACCTGTTGTAACGCAACCGTCGCCCCGCACCTCGAGCACTTGAGCAAGGCACCTGCGATCTAACCGACCGCTAACCCGATAACAGGGGGTGCAAGTGCTCACCTATCTACGTCAACTCACGACCGAACGCGACTCGCTTACGGCGGCGGCAACCTCGCTCGCCGAAACGGCGGCAACCGAGGGGCGCGACCTCACCGAAACCGAGGCGGCGTCGCTCGCGACCATGCAAACGCGATGCGCGGCAATCGACGCGCAGCTAACCACCTACGGGCAGCAGGCAGATAGCGCCCGGGCCTACGCCGACCTACGCGCTCACCTCACCCAAACAACCGACGACGGCACCCCGACCCCGCCGCCTCGAGGGGCGGGTACCCTCGAGCTACGCGGCGCCGAGGACCGCCGCGGGTGGGGCGAAATGTTCACCGATAGCGACGCCTTTAGGGCGTACAACGGGCGGGGGTCGTCCGCCGAGGTCGAGCTACCCGGACTATTCACCCGTGCCCCTATCCAACTTGACGGTTTCCCGGGCACCCTGCCCCCCTACTACCACACCCCCGTAGGTTGGTCGCAGACCACGCCGCTACTCGACGCGGTGGGCAAAATCACGACTAACGCAAACGTGGTCGAGTGGTACACCTGGCCCGGGATGGCGCCGCCCGCCGCCGAGGTACCCGAGGGCACCGCGAAACCCGAGATGGATTACGCGCCGACCCCGCACACCGAGTCGCTAGTTACCTACGCCCACTACAAGGCGATATCGCGGCAGGCGCTCGAGGACATACCGCAGATACAAAGCGTGCTCGAGGGCACCCTACGGCGGGGGGTGATACAGGCAATCGACAACGCGGTAGCTACGGCGCTTAATGACGCCGCGAACGGTATCCCCACCTCGGCGGCAACCGACCTGCTCGCGGGTATCCGCGTCGCTATCGGCAATGTGCAGAGTCGGGGGTACGTGACGCCCAACGCGGCAGTAATGAACCCCGCCGATTTCGCCGCTATCGACATTGCGGTAATGCTCGAGTCGGTCGACGGGCCAGTACGTACCGGGTCGGTGTGGGGCGTGCCCATCGTCGCGGCGACGGCGGTACCCGTCGGTACCGTTTTCGTCGGCGATATGAAATCGTGCGTTTCGTTGTTCGCCCGTAATCAGGTGGCGGCGTACATGAGCGACTCGCACGCCGACTTTTTCATTAAGAACCTGTTAGTGCTACTGGCCGAGCAGCGGGCGCTAGCGGCGATTACCGAACCCCTCGCCGCCGAAAAGGTAACCGTTAGCGCAGGCGGACCGCTCGCCGCAGGTGGCGCCCCCGCCGAGCGGAAGTAGCTAGCCATGCCCGCCACCGTCGAGGGCGTTAGGACGTTTCTAGGGTTGTCGCCTGCCCGACCCGTTGACGACGCCGCCCTAGCCTCGGCGGTGGCGGCGGCGAACGATTACGTCGCCACTATGCGCCCCGACCTCTGCACCGACGCGGGGGGCGCCCCGCTCGAGGACTGGCCCCCTCGAGCGGATCAGGCGGCGACTATCTACGGCGCCCGCCTGTACGGGCGCCGCTCGAGCGTTCAAGGGGTGGCGGCGTTTCAGGAGGTCGGCGCCGTCGCCTTGCCGCAGGACCCCGACGTACGCGCCCTGCTCGAGCTAGGCAACTATCAAAAGTCGGTGGCGGTATGAGCACCTATGCCGCCGCCCTCGAGCTAGTCGACAAACTCGAGCCGAACCTACCCGAGGGGGCGACGGCAACCGCCGACCCGCGCGCCGCCACCCCGCCGTGCGTTTTGGTTTCGCACGCCTCGCTTGCCTATAGCGGGTTGTGCTCGGGCGACGCGTCGTGGGAGGTCGTCGCCCTGGCCCCTGGCCCGTTCAATGCCGACGCCTGGCAAGCGCTCGACGACCTCGCCGCCGTCGTGCGCGCCTGCCTGCCCGTCGAGGCGTACCGCGTCGTCGCCTATCGCCTCGCCCTCGATAACCCGCCCCTGCCCGCCTATCTATTCACTTTTACCGGAGGTGTAGACCTTGATTAATGAGTCGCGACTACGTAACGGCACGCTAACCCTCGGACCCGACGCCACGGGCCTAGACGTGTCGTGCCAGATAACTAACGCCCGCCTCACGACCGCCTATAGCGACGACGGCGACGCGGTAACGACCTTGTGCGGTGATACGAAACCGCCGCCGCGCAAACTCGACGGGCACAAGATAGAGGGCACCCTGATACAGGATTTCGATATCGACGAGGCGAGCGGCGGCGTTATCGACTACCTATGGAATCACTCGCTCGAGGTGATTGCCTTTAAGTTTGTGCCCGACGACGTGGCGACCGGCCCGACCATAACGGGCGACGTCTTGATAGAGATACCCACCGATACCTACGGCGGCGACGTCAACACCCGCCTAACTAGCGACTTTTCGTGGTCGATTCAGTCGGAGGTAACCCGCACCTACGGTGCCGCCCCCCTCGCCGCCTCGAGCGCGTGATAACGGGCATAGAGGTAAAGGGCGTCGACCGCCTCGCCTCAACCCTCGACGACGCGGCGCGCCAGCTAGGCGACCTGCGCGAGGCGGGCACCGAGGCGGGGCGAATCATTACGTCGGTTGCGGCAATGACGGCGCCGCGCCGTACCGGAGCGCTCGCGGGGTCGGTCGCCGCCGAGGTCGTCGAGGGCGGCGGGGTCGTAGTCGGGTCCGACCTGATCTACGCCCCGCCCATACACAACGGGTGGGCGGCGCACGGTATTAGCCCTCAACCGTTCCTCGCCGACGCCCTCGACTCGAGCGAGGGGCAGGTAGTCGAGGTGTACGCCAAGGCGGTTACCGCCGCCGTGGCGGACGTCGAGGGGGTGTAGTCGTGTCGACGTTCCGGCAGGAGATGCTTATAACCGTCGACGGGGTGCCGTACAAGTGCCTGTCTAAGGCGGTCGATTTCACTAACGCCGAGTCGGCGCTAGCGCGCGATGGCGGCACCGTCGAGAAAAACGCGATGGCCCTGCGGTTCCGTATCGCCTACGCGGTGTTTCGTCGAAACCACCCCGATAACGACGCTGCCCACGCGTTCGGTACGTTCCTCGAGCTACTCGACGACATACAAGAGGAACAAAACCTAGAGGACGGCGGTAGCCCTCTGGACCCTACCCCGTCGGCGGATTCGGGCGACTAGCGGTGGCCCTGGCGGTGCAAACGGGCGTAGCGCCTCGAGAATGGCTACGCGACCCCGCCGCCATGACAACCGCCCTCGAGGTGCTCGCCGAAATCGCCGAGGCGCTACCGAAACCTCGAGGCGGGTAAATGGCAAGCGGGGCGGTCGCCCGCCTCATGGTCGAGATACTCGGCGACTCCAAAAACGCGGTACAGGCGTTCAAGCAAACGGGCGACGCGGCCAAGACAACCGAGGGCGCCGCAAATAAAACGGGGTTGTCGTTTGCGGGCATCGCTAAGGGCGTCGCTACCGGCCTAGCGGTGAAAAAGGTTATTGACTTCGGGCGCGAGTCGGTTAAGGCGGCGGAAGAATCCGCGGTAGCGCACAACCGCCTAGTAGCGACTTTCGCGCAGGCGGGCGACTCTACCGGGGCGATGGCGGCGGCGGCGGAAAAGTACGCGGGGTCACTGTCTAAGGCTACGGGCGTCGACGATGAGGCGATCATGGGAGCGCAGGCGCTACTAGCGACGTTCCATAGCCTCACCACGCCGACGGCGAAACAGGCGGACCTATTCAACCGGGCCACCGCCGCCGCCGCCGACCTCGCCGCCGCGGGGTTCGGGTCGCTCGACACCAACGCGACGCAACTAGGTAAGGCGCTCGAGGACCCGACTAAGGGTATGACGGCGCTAGCTAAGTCGGGGGTTAGTTTCAGCGACGCCCAAAAAGAGCAGATAAAGCAAATGCAAAAGTCGGGCGACCTGCTCGGGGCGCAGAAAATAGTTATGGCGGGGGTCGAGGATCAGGTTAAGGGCACGGCGCAGGCGACCGCCACCGAGTCGGCGAAAATGTCGGTGGCGTGGGGCAACTTCCAAGAGTCGGTCGGCGCCGCCCTCTTGCCGTTTATCGACAAGATAACTAGCAAGCTGACGGGGTTGTTTGAGTTTGTATCCGAAAATAGCGGTTGGTTAGTGCCTCTCGTCACCGCGATGGCGGTATTAGTCGGCGGGTTGCTTGCCGTTACGAAAACGGTAGCCCTAGTGAGTGACGCCACTAAGGCGTTTACCGTCGTGTGGAAGCTACTAAACCTCGCCTTTATCACGTCGCCGATAGGTCTGATTATCGCGGGCGTCGTCGCCCTCATAGCGGTGATAGTGCTAATAGCGGTCAAGACGACGTGGTTTCAGAGTATTTTCTCGGCGATGGGTAGCGCCGTGACGGCGGTATGGAACGGTATTAAGGCGGGCGCCGCCGCCGTTTTTAACTGGATTAAAGCTAACTGGCCCCTGTTGCTCGGTATCCTGACTGGCCCGTTCGGGTTGGCTATCGCCCTCATTATCCGCTATTGGTCGCAAATCGGGGCGGGCGCCGCCAACGTCGTATCGACCATAGCGAGCACCTTCGCGGGGGTGACCCGCGCCATTACGGCACCGTTTGAGGCGGCATGGGCGTGGATACAGTCGCACATACTCGGACCCCTCAAGGGGGCGTGGAACGCGATCGCGGGTGCCGTCAACTCGGTACATATCTCTATCTCGGTGCCCGATTGGGTCCCGGGTATCGGCGGTAAGGGGTTCACCCTCGACCCGCCCGACGTGCCCCACCTCGCCCGGGGCGGGTTGCTCACCGCCTCGGGGTTGGTCTACGCCCACGTCGGCGAGGTGATATCGCCCGCCCCGCAGGCGGTCGGCGGTGGCGGCACGCGCGAGGGCGTGCATATCGAGCGCGCCTACTTTTCCGAACGTATCGACGTCGAGGTACTCATGCGACAGGCGACGTGGTACCTCCAAACGCAAAGGATTTAGGGCGGTGGTATGCGTTAGGCGGGCGTGGCTAACCCACAACGGGCAGACCATGCCCCTCGAGGACGTCGAGGGGGGTTGGGTATGTACCCAACTCGACCTCGGGTGGCCCGAGGTGCGCGAGGTCGTGAACAACCGCCCCGACGCCGACGGTATCGACGACTCAACCCGTTATTTCGGGTCGCGTGCCGTGTCTGCCGACATAGTGGCCCACGCCGCCCCCGGGGTCGACGTCGACGCGGTGGCGGCACAGTTTGGCCCGTACATGACGCCCGCCATACGCCCCGAGTTACATTACGTGCTCGAGCGCCCGGGCAACCCCGAGCGGGTGCTAGTCCTGCGGGCGGCGGGCTATTCGTGGCCCGTTGACGGCACCTCGAGGCGCTCGGTACACCTCGCGTGGGTAGCGGCGGACCCGATAGCACGCGACGCCCTCGAGAAAACGGCGACGGCGTGGGCGGGGTCGACGACCATAGGCGGGCGGACCTACCCCCTCACCTTTAACCGCATCTATCCGCCCGGGGGCGGCGCCAAGGTCGACGCGGTGCTAACCAACGCGGGCGACGTGGCGGTAGCGCCCCTGCTACGTATCTACGGGCCAATAACCGCCCCCCGGGTCGACGTCGGCGCCTACGCCCTGGTATTCGGCCCGGGGTTCATTATCGACGCGGGGCGCTACGTCGAGGTCGATTGCGCGAACCATACCGCCACCCGCGACGACGGCACCCCCGTTATTAGCGACCTTGTGTGGCTGTCGAGCGCGTGGCCCATTATCGCCCCCGCCCCGCCGTCGGTGGTTATGGCCCTCGAGGGCGACACGACCTCGGGGGTAACGCAAGTACAGGCGCTATGGCACGACGGGTACCTGTCGTGACGTGGCCCCTCGGGCGCGCCCCGACTATCCGATACCACGACGGCGGCAACGGTGCCGCCCCTCGAGGCGCGCCCGGGGCGTACCCGATACCCGAGGGGCGGGGTCGGTGGCGCCTCACTTTGCACCGCCGCTCGTTCGCCCCCGCCATTAGCTACGCCTCGACGGCGGTATCGGAAATCATGGGGGCGCGCTCGCGACAACTAACTACCGAGTACAACAAGGGGGCGACGTTCACGTTTGCCCTAGATGGGCGCTCGCAGGCGGCGGGCACAATCCTCGAGCTAACTCACGACGTAATGGCGTGGCGGTGGGACGATACGACGGGGCGCGACGTGCCCGTATTCCGAGGCGTCATAACCCAATCGCAAGACTCGATAAGTGAGCAGGCGGACACCGTGACGTTTACCGCTCACGATTATCTAGCCATGCTCGAGCGGCGGATACTGACTACTCGAGTCGTGTACGTCGGGCGCGAGCAGGACGACCTAACCGCAGACCTAGTGGCCCGGGCGAAATCGGTTACCACCTCGGGCGGGCAATCGCTCGACCCCGGGGCGTACCTGCCGCTCGAGGTCGTGCTAGTCGACCCCGGGGGCAACCTGCGGGTAACCCCGTCGGGGCAGCTACGCGACCGCACCTACGAGGCGCAACAGAAGATAGACGAGGCGCTATTTAACCTCGCCGCCTGCGAGGGCGGTTTCGATTACGACGTCATACCCTCGGGGCGGGCGGGCGGGGTCCCGGGCGACGACCTGCTACGGGTGTTCTATCCGTATCAGGGCACGCTACGTACCGCCGTCGTGCTCGAGTACGGGTCGTCGGTTAGCGCCGTGTCGCGCTCGGTTAATAGCGCCGACTACGGCAACTACTGGCGGGTCGTGGGCGCCTCGAGCAACCCGGGCGACGCCGCCGCCCCGCCTATGTACGCCGAGCGGGTCGGCGACGACGCTAACGACGTAACCCGCGTGCCTGTCGGGTTGTGGCAATCGGGCGATAACGCCTCGGACGTTTCCATACAGGCAACCCTTAACGACAAGGCGGGCGCCGACCTCGCCCTATCGGGGGTGCTCGAGCCTAGCTACACCCTCGACCTGCGGCCCGGGTGGTACGTATGGGACGCCCCGAGTATGGGCGACGTCGTAACCCTGCGGATACGGGCGGGGCGCCTCAACGTCGATAGCGAGGTACGGGTAGTCGGCATTAGCTACGACGTAACCGACGACGGCGCCGAGGTCGTGAAACTAACGGTAGGGCGCCCTGATATTGCGTTTGCGGACCTATTCACTCGAGCCGACCGCGATATAGCGGCACTGGCGCGGAGGTAACGACCAATGACCCGATATACCCCCCTATGGTTACAGGCGGGCACCTACGCCGCCTCGGTGGACCGCCGCCTAATGGGCGCCCTATGGCCTACCGCCGCCTCGAGCGGGTGCCAAGTAACCGCGGCGGGCGCTATGGCGGTCGACATAGCGGCGGGGTCGGTGGCGGTGCCGACCGTAAACGGCACGGGGTCGACGCTATGCGCGAGTGACGCTATCGAGCAGGTAGTACTACCCGCCGCCCCCGCCTCGGGCACCAACCGTACCGACCTGATTATCTGCCGACCTCGAGGCGCCGACCTCGACGGCGGCGCCAACAACGATTTTATTTTCGACTACGTGAGAGGCGCCGACGGCGGCGGCGTGCCCGCCACCCCGCCCGGTACCGCCGCCCTCGCGCAAGTCTTGATAATCGGCGGGTCGGCGGCGGTCGACCCCGCCAATATCACCGACGTACGCCCGAGTTTGCTAGCGCCGCCGCGCCCGTCAATCTATTTCGACGTGATCGGCAAGGGGTCGGGGCAGAACTTGACCGGAACCAATACCAAGGTTGCGGCCGCGTGGGCATCTCCGCGAGTCAATCAAGGCGGCGGGACGTGGGCGAACGGTACCTACACCGTGCCGCGCCCCTGTCGCCTACGGATTCACGCCGCCCTAGGGACAACTTGCAACACGGCCTATAACGCCAATTGGGCGCTCATGTTCGGAATCTGGAAAAACAACCCGACCTCACCGGTAATCGTCTGCAACGCCGCCTACGCCATGCCCGCTATTACGCAACCCATGGGCGTTAACTGCGCGACGTCGGGAAGCATGGAATTCGCGACCGGTGACGTTATCGAAATGTACGCCAGCATGGCCTACAACAACCAAACCGGTTATGTCATAACCAACAACACCAAGCTAACCCTTGTCGAGGAATCCGTTCCGCTCACGTACCCGAACTAGGAGGTAAAGCCATGAGCTACCACGCCCAAGACTTGCTAACCCAAGACGGCGCCTTTTACGGGCGGGAATTCGCCTGCGCTGTTCAACAGTCTGACTACTTCATCGACGCCGCCGCGCCCGACCAAAAAGCTTTAGCGGTCGCAGTCGCCCGCGGCGACGTCCACATAGTGCAATGTTTCGTTCGCGTGGCGGCTGCTGGTCCGGGTATCGCCGACAAGGTAGATAACGGTGACGGGACCATAGACCAAACGAAAGTTACCGACGCCGACCTACTTAGCCTCACACAAGCTAACTGGCCCGTCGTCGCCGCCCTCTACTTTGACCCCGACGGCAACCCGATAGGAGGTACCTAAATGACGCCGACCGAACCCACCGAGCCGACCCCCGAACCCGAGCCGACCCCCGAACCCGAACCCGCCGAGGGCGGGCAGGTAACCCGCGAGGAAACCCGCGAGTACGTGCGCGAGGAAATCTCCGAGCGCCTCGAGGGCGGACCCGAACCCGCCGACGACCCGCCCGAGGGCGAACGCGCCGACCCGCACCGCCCGCCCCTCGACGACCCCGACGCGAGCTAGTGCCCCTCACCCGCGTACCCATACCCTCGCCGAACTACTCGAGCCGAGGCGGGGCGGGGGTACGCCTCATCGTCATACATACCGCCGAGGGCAGTAGAACGTATGAGTCGCTCGGGTCGTACTTCCAAGGCGACGTCGGGGTTTCCTCGCACGTCGGCATAGACGACAAGGCGGGGCAGATAGGCGAGTACGTGGCCCGGGGCGGCAAGGCGTGGACCCAAGCCGACTACAACTCGGTTTCGGTGGCGGTCGAGCTATGCGCGTTCGCGGCGTGGTCGCCCGCCGAATGGGACCAACACCCCGCCATGCTCAATAACTGCGCGGCGTGGATCGCCGAGGAATCCGCCGCGTTCGGCATACCCATAACCCGCCTGTCGCCCTCGAGCGCGCAG